ATCTTTCTCAGACGGTATGCCTTTAGGTATCTCAGGTACATTTAACTTTATGTTTGTATTCCAAGCAGAGCACAACATTCTTATGCACCCATTCCATATGGCAGGTGTAGCAGGTATGTTTGGTGGAGCACTCTTCGCTGCTATGCATGGATCACTAGTTACATCTTCTCTAATCAGAGAGACAACTGGTTTAGATTCACAAAACTATGGTTATAAGTTTGGACAAGAAGAAGAAACATACAACATCGTAGCTGCACACGGTTACTTTGGTAGACTTATCTTCCAGTATGCTTCCTTCAACAACTCTAGATCATTACACTTCTTCCTTGGAGCATTCCCAGTCATCTGTATTTGGTTGACATCAATGGGTATCTGCACAATGGCATTCAACCTTAACGGTTTCAACTTCAACCAATCAATCGTAGATGGATCTGGTAAAGTAGTTCCTACATGGGCAGACGTGCTTAACAGAGCAAACCTTGGTATGGAAGTAATGCATGAGCGTAATGCTCACAACTTCCCACTTGACTTGGCAACTGCTGAGACATCTGAAGTTGCATTAGTTGCACCTGCTGTAGGTTAATGAAATTAAAAAGACCATTAAAACATTGCAAGTTATCCCAGATGAAATTCTTCTACTGGGATGAGTTGCCAGATGATGATGAGTCTGATATAATAGGAGGGTCTAATGACCCTCTTTTTTTATGCAATTAATTACACTACTACTAATCGTTGTTATCTCCTCATCAATCATTGTACTTAAGGTTTATAACCCCCACTAAATAAAGTGTAGGTGTATGTAAAGCATGGCTGCTGCTGATATAAGATTATTAGTTGAAAGATGTTATGACCCCACCGTATTCAGAGGGGTCATAGCACACGTAGGTAATCCGTTAGACGGATTAAATCCTAATGTACAAGCAGCAGCACCGACAGTGCCAGCAGAGGCAAGTCCAGGTGAAAACATAAGAAATATAGTTGGTAGGTGCTACTCTTTACCAGTACCTAACAACCCCAACCCATTAGATCAGGACAATCCACCACCAGAACCATCAGATCCACCAGTATTAGATCCTGAGTTACCTGGTAAAATAATAAGACAATTAGTTGGAAGATGTTATGGACCACCTGATCCACCCTACATTGAAGGACCACCCCCAGATCTGATCCCTCCATTTATTAATTGGAAGACACCTCCGTGGGTGCCTTGGATTGTTGAGCTTACTGGGAGTCCTACACCACCACTAAACATAACTCTCAAGCCTCCTACAACAGGCAAGATGGTTCAACTCATACTGACAGATCCTGATCCTAATGATTGTGAACTAGTAGCAGAGTTTCTTGAGAAGGATGAGGTGAAACATCTTCCTGACTATACTCAAGATGGTAAAGGACCACCAGGATGGTGGGAGCATAAGGATACAGGAAAGAAATACTTCTGTGATCTTAAAGTCAAGGAGAATCCAGACTGGGATAATTGTGTTAAGAATGCATTGGAATGTTTATTCCGTCCTTACTTTGGTGGAATGTGGCAACCACCTAAGACAGATTGTGATTCCTATTGGCCTAATGGATGGTCTGGTAATCAGACTGAGGTATGTGTCAAGAATTGTTTCCCAGATCGTATACCTATCTACGAATCATTAATGAGCACAGGGACACTATCAGTATCCTTTGATGCTTCTGGACAGTTGGTTGCTACTGGTAGTGGTACCGCAGATGTAATATTAAAACTACAATGGAATGATAGACCGTGGACTTATGGTACTGCTATAGATTCTATTGCCGTAGGAGGTAAGACATTTACTAGAGTTGGTAGAAGTGGTGAGCAGATAGAGACCATCACTCTTACTGCTGCTGGCACTACTGCCGTTGCTTTCACAGGATTACATTCAGCTAATAGTACTTTAACTATTGTAGATAATAATACTAGGATCTGCATGAAGGATGGTGATGGTAATGATTGCAATGCTAACTTCCAAATAGTATCTACTAATGCTGCTGCTGACCATGCATATTATTCTACTGGTGCTAAGGCAGGATATACATTAACTAATACATCACCAGCATTTTATATCTTAAGAGATCCAATACCAGGTAAGAGTGTACCTCTCTTCAGATTCTACTCTACTCTTAAGCAAGATACATTCCTCACTACTAATCCAGGTATGCCTGATACTCCTGGTGTTGGTGAGAGAGCAACTATGAATGCTTCTGGCATGGCAGGTGGTGAATTGATAGGGCATGTCTTCCCTACTTCTATCGCTGCGAATAGTTACCTTGCACAGAATGAAAAGGCACAAGCAATCCATAGATTCCATAGTGGTAATCCATTTGATCACAAGTATAAGATAGATGGACCAGCAAATCCTGTTAAACTAGTAGATAATGAGTATCGTATACCTTCAGAGGTGAAGACAGATCTGATGATTCAGATAGATGTTGAGAAAGGATCTTCATCTTATGATAGTAGTCTAGGATTTTACCTAGCAGATGAGACTGGTCCTAAGTATGGAAGAATAGTTTGCACCAGAGCTAAGGGTGGGACAGAATTATACACAGCATATCTTCCTAGTGCAAAACTTAATGAGTATGCTGGTGGTACCATGGGTTTCTTCTTGATGCCTAATGGTGGTAACTTAAATTCACAAGCAGTGAATGATGTCATATCATTTGAAGCACTTAATACTGGTGGAAATGGAGCTGGATTTAGAGGCACAGGTGTAAGCACAGCACAGCAAAACTATATCTTCTTCAGTGGTAGGAAGTGGAACCCTCAAAATAATAAAGACTATACTAAATGGCAAGGTGCTAACACACAGATGTGGGAAGACCTTCTTGATGGTGACGATGACTACAATGACGTAAGGTTATGGCATAAGGTTGGGTGGAGTTATGATGGTTACATGTATGAAGGCATTCAGTGTTATGCATACGCTGGACCTGCACCAGAGAAGATCATGAGAACCATAGACCCTAAAGTAAAATGCGACACTAGAATATTACAGGCCAGCTTTAAGGATATAATTTTAAGAAGGATGGATTGTGGTACTAAGGTACCTAATATTGTAGCTGGTGACCAGAATGATTGGGAGTGTGGTGAATGTACTAATGATAATACTTGGTATGTTAACCCTGCAACATTATCGTGGCGTTTAACTGACAGTGGAGGTACACAGGTTACCAATTCACTATTGGAGAAAGGTAGTTGGGCACAGGTAGGTGCATCAAATAATCCTAGCAATCCTTGGTCACAACACATGATCGACTATGGTATCTACCCATCAGTACCAGCAGACACTGTGGTAGACCCTAATATAGGAGTGTGGCAGACACATACTGCAACATTCAATAGTACTGGTGGTGATCACAACTTAAAAATAGAAACTGATAACTATGGATATGTTAAACTCACGGATCCTAATGGTAGTGTCCTTGTAGACAGGGAGATTGATTACAAGGATGGTTTTGGTAGTGAGATCCTAGGTCTCAGGCAGTTATCTTCAGGCACTTACACTCTAGAGACTAGGGTTAAGAATAAGGAATTGGGTAGATACTCTGTTGAATTGTATAGGACTCAAACTATCAAGGCAGCAGTGGGTGGCACCTTTAGATTTGTATCGATGGGAGGTATTACTGGTGGTCTCTTTGGTAATTGTATTAAGTTTACTATCAGGGTCTTAAAGAATAATGTAGAGGTCTTCGAGAAGCAATTTGAGGCGCAGTATTGGCCCCTAATTGGCCAGGATTTATGGGATGGAGATATTGTATTGAGTGCTGGCGATGCTACTGCTACTCCACCTGTTGAACCTGACAAGTTAACATTTGAGTTGGTAAGTATTGATACTGGTCCTGTGATTGGTGATATATCATTAGAGTGTGCCATATATGATACTAATACCACTAAGTTTGATGGTAACTTTAAGTTAATGCTAGGCACACAGTCACATGATGGTGTTATAGCACAGGGAATGGGTAACGCAACAAACAACCCTGAGATTGTTGATGGTGGTGAGGTAGAAGGATTTGCAATGTCATTTAATCCTACTAACAGACAAGATTATGAGTGGGAAGCTGGTGCTAAATATGGTGACAGTATACCAAACCCACCTGCATGGCTTGATACTAACTACACTATAGGCACTAGAATATTGGGTGGTGCTAATATATACGAGTCAACTGCTGAAATAGTATCAGATGGTACTGCTACTGTCCCTACACATACTTCAGGCACTACTAACGATTGGAAATTTATTCGTGTTGCTCCTTATCCTAGTTGGGTTGAGGATAATGTACCTGATCCTGGATATCCATACACATATACTTGGGCGGGTAACACTGTAGTATGGATGCACGGATCACTACAAGATCAACCTCAATTACCAGGTCAGTCTAGGACAAGGAATAATCCTTTGATGCCTAATATTCCTGGAGGATATACTGATACAGGATACCTCTACGATAAGGATCTGTATTTCTCTGCTACTATCCTAGAGTCTTACAACTATAGAAATGTATCAGGAGTATATAATCATTTACTAGAGTCATACCTCTTTACTAGACTTGAAACACTAAGTGGTAACAATATATCAACAGCACAAAAATTGATACTTGCCGAATCAGTCCCTATGACATTTGCACGTAACTCTAAACCGTGGTATGTTATAGGTGGTGATAACGCTAACAACAAATGGTATGTCAATCCAGCATGTATAGCATGGAGAATCACTGAGGGATCAACACAGATCGCAACTTCAGTTACCGAGAAGGGAGACTGGGTAGTGATAGGTGCATCAAATAATCCTGGTAATGGTTGGACACAACACATGATTGATTATGGTATCTACAAGGTTAAGCCTTTGGATACTGCTATTGATCCTTACATTGGAGAGTGGCAAACACATACCGCTACTGTTAACTTCCCTAACCCAGTCTCTACTACGTACTCTATGAGAATAGAGTCTGATAACTGGGGTTGGTTAAAGATAACAGATCCTAATGGCGTAGTCATATATGATGCTGAAATTACCTATACTAATGGTGCTGGTGGTCAGACAATACCACTGACATTAGCACCAGGTAACTACATCATAGAGACACGTGTTAAGAATAGAAGTGTGCAAGGTGGTACCTATCAGGATACTGTTGATACCATATGGGATGGAAATAAGCAGGCTCCACAAAGAGACACTTACTTCTCTCCTGTCACCTTTATACAGGACTATACTCTTGACAACTATCATGGCACTGGTGGATCATCCTATGCAAATGCATGTAAGATCCGTGTGGGTATCTCATTCTATCCAGTTATCTTCGACCAGACCACTGCATCTAAGCAGGTACATTACTGGCAAGCAATGATTAATATCATAGATGTTGTCAATAAAGGTAAAGGATATGCCAAAGGATCAGAGTTTGTGTTAACATGGCCTCCTATGCGGGGTAATAAATCCACAGAGGATCCAGCACAGACACCTTACTATCCTGATCAAGAGACTGGTTTCTCTATTCCAGCAGGTAAACAACTTGCTTGGTGGGAGAATGAGGAGACAGTTAGGAGGAGTCTTAAGGAAGCCTTCTATCAGGAGTCTCACAACAAAGACTCTGTAGTATGGTATAGTGCTACAGACAAAGCAAAATTCAGAGTTAGATTCAAAGTAACTCTTACATCAGTAACAGATCAACCTTAAAATTATGGCACAAGGATTCGATGGTTTCACAGCAGGTGAGATCGCAGCAGAAAGATCACTAGAGAGATCTTCTAAAGAGTTAAGGACACTTAAGAAAGTCATCGAAAAATATAAGGATGACCCGAAGGGTAAGAAGAAGATGCTCAAGAAGATGCAGAAGTATTGGAGGAGTCCTCTGGCAGAGGTGAAGAGTCTTGACTACAAACCGAAGGGTGCTAGCTGGACACCCCCTGAAGATTTGCAGCAGAATTTGGAGAAAATGGCCGAATATATTGACCCAAGAGGTGAAGAAGGTGAGGATACCCTGATAAATAACAGTTCGTTAACAGAAGCACAGGAGACTGAGCTTCGTGATAGACTTACTAAAAACAGCAAAGCCGATGATTAACTTGGAGGAAAAGTTTGGATCTTACATCAACAGTAGTAAGACCTTTCGTATTGATGGAGTAGATGAATCTGTAACAGGGTATGGATACCACTGTGATGGATCAGATATTAAAGGATACTGGGTCAACACAACCCATTTTAAACTGTATTATAATTTGAATGAACAATTTGTTAAGTTGGTGCCATTGAATGACTTGGAATCTAACACCACTATTCCCCAAACCACTAGCAACGTCGAGAATTAACGAAGAGGTTTGTGATATTCTATGTGATGATGTAAAGGATTATGAATTTACATTAGACATAGAAGAGACAGGTACTGATGGTGGTATCACTACTAATAAACATGTATTGCATAATAAAACTGCCTTACTAGATTATTTTACTCGTAAGGTAAGGGAATGTATATGTAAGTTGGGATACTATTGTGACGTGCAGATCACTACCTCATGGTATACTGTGACATTTCCTGGCGGTTACGCTGCTGAACATGCTCACTGTAACTCGTGGTACAGTGCTGTAGTATACTTTGGTGACTATGATGATGATTCATCCCAGATACAGTTTGTAGACCCTCCTAGTGGGGTCTACGTGCAACCAGAAGAGTTTAATGACTATAACTGTAGTGACGCTAAGGTGTCACCTCAAAGAGGTACCATCATCCTATTCCCTAGCGAGGTAAGGCATAAGATATTGGTGAATCATTCTAAAGAGGATAGATTCTCAATGGCATTTAACATCCTACCTAAGGGATACATTGATGTTGGTGACTCCTCTTACCTATACCAGTGATGGAACTGTCACAAGGGGGGTTGACACTTATGTAAATATAGTATAGTATAAATACTTCTTAACAAAGGACTCGAAAATATCGTACCCCTGTGTTGAATGAAAAACAGATCCCATGTCGGGGGTCTTATCATCCGCAGGGTTTTTTTAATGCCCATGCGAGACACTTAAACACAATCATGTCAATCAAATCAACAATCGCTGCTGTAGCAGCATCACCTTTCCTCTTCGCTGGAGCCGCTTTTGCTGGTCCTTACGTGAACGTTGAGAGCAACTTATCTTATCCTGATGGAGAGTACTCCGCAGCAACTACCGATGTCCATCTTGGATATGAAGGTACAGCAGGTGCTGAAGGTAAAATTGCATACTACGTACAAGGTGGTCCTTCACTAGTACACAGCGAAACTGCTGACGATACAGAGACAGAAATCTCTGCAAAGATCGGTGCTTCTTATCCTGTATCAGATTCAACTGGCGTTTATGCTGAGTTATCTGGTGCTACTGCTGGAGAAGACAGCGATGGCGATACCATCCGTAACTACGGTGCTAAAGCAGGCGTTAAGTTTACTTTCTAAAACAGAGAGTTAACGCTTTACTATATAAAGGGTCTCATTAAGAGACCCTTTTTTCTTTCCACTATTAATAATATGGCCAAACAACCAGGAAACACCGCCATCTATACTCGTGAAGGGTGTGGATTCTGCGTAAAGATTAAGGAAGTTTACAAAAGTAAGGGATGGGGCTTTGCAGAATACCAATTAGGTGTTAACTTTACTAGAGAGCAATTCAAACTAGAATTTGGAGACCGAGCCACCTTTCCTCAAGTTATCATTGCTGGACACAAAATGGGTGGATGCTCTGAAACTGTTAAATACCTCCGAGAAAACACTTACCTATGACATACATGGATCCCAACTCCGAAGAGCTTTATACTATTATTGATCGAGCAATCGATGAAGCGATGCTCAATGGTAGGTTCCTCTTTAATATGAAGTCGTATCTAACTGGCAACAAGTGGACACGCAAGCAGACAAAAGAATTAATAGACTCATCCTCTATGGTTGAGTTGAATCAAGCAGTGGATGAGTTATCTCAATACATTGCACGTGACAAATATATGTCTGAGGCATACAGTAACGTGCCTAAACCACAGGCAAGGAAGATCAGAAAATATTTCGAGACGGTTATAAATGATGCCAAAGATTATTATGAGTCACGTAGACCAGGCAGACCAAAGAAGAGTGCTAAATAAAAATGACATAGTTAGGAGGCTTCCATGACGGATATAAGTTTTATTTACATTGCTTTCTTTCTAACTATAGGTAGTTTTCTTTTAGGTTTTGTGGTATCATGGAACATAAAGGATGTTTTCGACACGTGGAGAGACAATGCAGAGTATGCTCAAATCGTTATGCATCCTGAGATGCAGACCGAAGATGGACCTATTGATCCATCTGAGTTGATCTACTTGCGTATTCACAACGAAGATGATACAATGTATGATGACGACGATTAAGTTATGAAATTAATGATAGCTGAAGTGCTTCAGAAGGCTCACAATGCCAAGACGAAAGCACAGAAGATCAAGATCCTACAGGATAATAATACTCCTGCACTAAGATCGATCTTCATTATGAATTTCGATGAGTCTCTGACACCTCGTGTCCCTCTGGGTGAGGACGTACCTTACCGTAAGAATGAGGCACCGATAGGCACAGAGCACACTCTATTGGAAAGAGAGTCTAAGAAACTCTATAGATTCTTTAAGGGTGGTGATGACACACTACCAAACATGAAAATAGAGAGCATGTTTATCCAATTACTAGAAGGACTTCATGAGACTGAAGCAGAAGTAGTGGTCAAAGCAATTAACAAGACACTGCATAAGAGATTTCGTATCACTAAAGCAGCAGTGCAAGAAGCATTCCCTTCTATAGAATGGGGTGGTAGAGGTAGATGAAACTAACTGACGAGCAGATCGTTGAGATTAACAACGCTGGAAGAGGGTGTAATATTATTGCTACTGGTGTCACTCCTGATGCAGCAGACGATAAGACGTTGCCAAGCAATGCATATCTGCTAGAGTTAAAGAAGGGTGACGATACTTGGTTTGATCTAGTAATGGGTGAAGCAGTAGGTGTCTTTGACACATACTACGATCTATTCGGTGATGTAATGCAAAAAATGTCATGGACTAGTGGTACTAGACAACCAAGTACATATGATAATCCTTTAATGCCAATCAAACCTAAAAAGAGGAAGAAATGAAACTTGATTCACAGTTTGCTGTACCTCATGAGGATGTAAAACATAAAGATACGTTGCTCATGTTACTCAAAGAGAGAGCATACAAACGTGGAGAATATACATTATCATCTGGTGTAAAGTCAGAGCATTATGTTAATTGTAAACCTGTGACTCTATCATGTGAGGGTAATGCACTCCTATCACATCTATTAATAGAGAAGGTAGAGGATAATGCAGTAGCAGTTGCTGGTCTAACATTGGGTGCTGACCCATTAGTCTGTGGTATTGCACAGAAGGCATACTATAACAATCACAAACCTCTTGATGCACTCATCATAAGGAAGAATGTTAAAGGATATGGTACAAAGGATCGCATTGAAGGTCCAAAACCTCCAAAAGGATCAGTTGTAACAGTCCTAGAGGATGTCACAACAACAGGTAGCAGTGCTATCTCAGCAGTCAAGGTGCTACGTGATGCAGGTTACGTTGTGAATAGAGTAGTCGCTATCGTTGATAGGATGGAGTGTCATTCTACATGGGTTGAGAATGATCTAGAATTTGTATCATTGTTTACGTTGGAGGACATTACAGGATGACCGTATACTTTGACCCTCGTAAGGCAAACAAACCTGTAGAGGAGATGACTGAGGATGAAAAGAATCAAGAGCTTGGTAAGCAAATAGTAACAGCAACTGCTAACCTATTCATATCACCTCTAGTCCTTATGTTAGTATGGAATTTATGTATTCCAACACTTTTTGGTCTACCTGTGCTAGGATACTGGTCAGCAATGGGAGTATATGTAATCTCTCGTATATTATTGAAGAAGAATGACTAAACTATGGAGGATATGGAAGTATGCGTTGGGTAGTTTCGGTGATGAGAAGACTAGACGCTACGACAACCACATTGTTATCGTACGTAGTGCTATTTTCCTTTCTTATCTCATCACTAACAGTTTTATTATTAGCGGAGTAATCAGACACTGGAATGACTAAAGTATGCTTAGTGAGCGTCACACCTGACGCAGAAAAAACTATAGGATATGTTGCAAGAGTATCCAATCCAAACAACCAAGACAACCCAAAGGTTGCTGGTTTATTAAAGTATTGTATCGAGCATGGACACTGGTCTATCTTTGAGCAAGCACACATGACGTTGGAGATTAATACGACACGTGGTATTGCTGCACAGATACTCAGGCATAGATCATTCACCTTCCAAGAGTTTAGTCAGAGATATGCTGACGCTACACTTCTTGAGAAACCAGAGGTGCCTGATCTAAGGAGACAAGACACCAAGAATAGACAGAATAGTATAGATGACATCGAAGAAACGGAGAGGGCATTTTTACAAGGCCGAATCGCACAATACTTTGAGGAGGGGATGGACTTATACCGTGACCTCTTATCTAAGGGTATTGCGAAGGAGTGTGCGAGATTTGTTCTCCCGTTAGCAACACCCACTAAGATATACATGACTGGTAGTGCTAGGTCATGGATGCACTACATACAACTACGCACTGCCAATGGCACCCAGAAGGAGCATATGGACGTGGCAAATCTATGCCGTGACCATTTTATATGCAACTTCCCAATCATCTCTAAGGCACTTGACTGGTGTCCTGACGTTGATGATTGTGATTGTGGTTACAATGACGGATGGGAAGACACACAACCTTGTTTACGAATAGACTAATGCCAACATACCCTGTTATAAATAAATCCACAGGAGAGAAACAAGAACTCTCCATGTCCATGGCTTCTTATGATAAGTGGCGAAAGGACAATCCCGATTGGGATAAAGACTGGTCTGAAGGGACTGGTGGAGTTACATACGGAGATCCGAAACAATCGGACGGATTCAAAGAAGTA